TTCATCCATGCCAGCAGAAGGGTTAATTGTTATGTTAATTCCAGAACCTTTTCCACCTGCTAATGTTTCTATCATTGCTTTATCACGCTTTGACAAACCGTTTGAATCAAGTGGTTCTACACGCTCTGCTCTGCCAGCCTCACCTATTTGAGCAAGAGTTCCACCAGCCGAAGGCATGACAACTCCACCTCTAGCAAGAGGAGTTATTGGTGGTAGTCCTAAAGTAAATCCACCAATAGTTTTTCCTGCAAATGAAAATGAAGGAACTTTAAATTGAAGTTTATTCCAAGCACCAATAATAAAATTAATTACACTCTTAAATGCTTCCTTTATTCCGTCCCAAAGACCAGTTGCTGCAGCTCTAATACGACCAGGAAGTCCTTTAATAGTTGAAACTATGGTGTCCCAGTTTTTTGTTATTGCAAGGACTGCAAGACCAAGAGGTCCTGTAAGAATAGCAAGTATTAAAGGCCAGTTTGTTTTTAAGAAATCAAGAGCCATAGAAGCAGCTTCTTTTACTTTTTCAAAAGCATTTTGCACAGCTGTTCTAAATGTCTCGCTGTTGTTATAAAGAACTATGAATAGTCCTGCTAGTAGTGTAATAGCAGTAATTGCAATTCCTATAGGATTTGTTACAAAGAATAAGCCAAGCAATTTTAGTTTACCAAGTAGAGTAGTTACTCCGCCTAGGGCTGCGGTCCCAGCTGATTTTCCAAACTCAAGTAACTTTGCACCACCTTCTTTAAGTGCACCGCCAATTTCTGTTCCTATTTTCTTGCCAGTTTCTATAGCTCCTGCTTTTATTTTATCAAATGCGGTCAAAGCATTAAAGCCTAAATTATAAAATTTAGTTGATATATCACCAGCAACCTTTGGAGGTAGAATTCCAAGAACAGCAGATGGTATAAATGTAATACTCTTAAGCAAGTTATTAAATCCACCAACAGCTACTTTGGTGGCAAATCCGCCAACTTTTCCAATCAGTCCAAAAGCTGCCAACACGGGAAGTACTTGAGCAGAAATTTTAAGTAGTGATTGACCAAGATCAGAGCTTAAAAAATCATTTAATTTTGTAAGGACAGTAGATAAAGTATCGAAGAATGTTTTTATAGATCCAGAATCAGTAACTAGTTTTACAAATTCAGAAAAATTTATTAAAAACTCGCCAAAAGACGGCAAGGCGGCACTTATGTTTTCTCCTATAGCCTGAAAATTATCAGTTACTACTCCTAATTGTTCTAAGAAAGTCCCTAATTCTGGGTTATCAGCAAGAGTTATAAACCCTCCTACAATATTTCCAAGAAGATCTAAAAGTTTTGTACCGTTTTTAGCAGCATCAGCAAAAAATGTTTTTAAAGGCTTACCATCTATATTTTCTAGATTTTTAAATGCTAAAGAAACTTCTTTAAAATAGTCTAGGAATATTTGACCACCGCTGCCAGGGCCCACATTTGCTTTTACAAGATTCTTAAATCCACCAAAAACGTTTCCAAGAATAGTACCTAGATCTTTTAATATACCCTGAGCAATTGAAAATCTATCTGCAAGTTTTCCACTTGCTTCATCAAGTTTTAAAGTTTCTTTCCAAGATCCAGTGGTGTTTTTTAGAAACTCTCCAAAAGCATCAATTAAAGGTTTAGCGGCAGTTAGAAGGATTAAAAATCCTTCATAAAGATTGCCTATTGCAGTACCTAAATTATCTATAAATGTATTATTTGTCTTCCATATGGACTCTAGTCTTTTTATGTTTTCTGAACTTGTTATAACCTCAGAAATTCTTATGGCTACCTTACCTAAAATATCTCCTGTTGCAGTGAGAAGAGGTTTTAAAGCAGGGAAAAGATTAGTAACTAGATTTTGTATAGCAGTTTCTAATTGAGGGAAAAGTTTTTGACCAGCAGCATCTCTTAGTTTGTAAAACTCATCTTTTATAGAAACTAAATATTTTACAAAATGTTGAGCCTCTGTAGACAAGTTAGATAGAGCATCAGCATAAGCAGTAGCATCTGATGTACCGTAATCAACCGTCTCTTGTGCTCTTGTTAAACTTCTTTGTGCATCTAGTTCTGCTCTTTTAGCATCAACAACAATTTTGCTATTTTCTACCTGAGCAGCAACATCTGGTCCTAGTTTTGCATTTAATGCCTCTGCTTTTTTAAGATCATTATTTTTATCAATTGCTCTTCTATAGTTTAAATCTGCTTCAGCAAAAGCCAATTGAGCTTCTTTGCGAGCACGAGAGTTTGGTGGAAGATCAGAAACACGAGCAAGAGTTTCACGAGCTTTTTCTAACTCTAGTGCTGCTTTTTGTTCTGATATTGCTGCATCTTCTGAGTCAAATCCTAGTTGTTGCATCTGCTCGATAGCAGTCTGTCTTGCTAGATTTACATTTTTTTGAGCTTGTGCTAAGTCTAGTTTTGCATTTTCTAAAGCGTAGTCAGCATCTCTTTCTGCTCTTGTATTTGATATAGTTTTTCTAGAAGCCTTATTTCCTGCTTGAACTGCTTTAAGTACTCCAGAAAAAGCAAGTTTTAAAACTCCTCCAGCCTGAGCAACAGATGTAAATATTCCACCTAGAGCTGCTAAGGCTGGTACTGCTGCCCCACCTACAATAGATACTAAAGATATAAGTCCTGTACCAAGAAGACCAATAATTCCACTTAATGCAGTAATTGCTGGTACTAGAACATAACCAGCTCTTGTTAAAGAAGTAAAACTTGCTCTAGCGTCCTCTGCTTCTTTTAAAAATTTTGGAGTAATAAAGTTAAAATTGCCACCAGATCTACTAAAACCTCTGTTTATCCCTACAGATAAATCTTTTCCAACTTTTTCACCAACTCTATCAACACCTCTAAAAGAGTTTTGAATATCTTTTTCAACACCAGAAGTGATGGCGCGAACTACTACATATGCATCACCAACAATTGCCATGCGCCATCACCTCCTAATCTTTTAACCCACTGGGGCATCTAGTGTTGATCCAAACGGATTTTCCATGTCTGGATTAAAATCTGTTGGCGGAACAAACGGCTTCACTGGCTGACTGCTTGGATCAAACGGAGTGATATCGCTGTAATCAAAATCTCCAACAGAGTTGTCAAAACTTGCGTTTTGACGTTTTTTAGTTGTTTTATATTTATAAGTAGTTTTATAAAAATCCCTATAAATAATTTCTCTTACTTTTTCTTTGACGTCAACTTGTTCTGCACTAGCGACGGAGGTCATGTCATCTTCAAAAATTACATGGATAACATCTAGCATGTCTGCTAGATCCATAGAAGATAGTTGTAGGCCGTTCATCAGTGCTTTCCCGTTAACATAAGGCCAGAGATCTACTGCCCACTCTGCGAGTCCTCTAGCCCCGGTATAGGACGGCTTGAGTACTGCTCGACCAACCAAGAAGTTATTTCACCTAATTTTTCTACAGTTACAATTTTGCTAGGGTCATCAACCAGTTTTAGAAAACGATCTAAACTTTCTGGTAATAAAACCTTTGCAAAGAACTTATCAATAAGAGCAGCAGCCATTCCATTTGCATCAGAACCTGCATCTGAAACCATTTCTAAAAGAACTTTACCTTGAAGAGCCGTTTTACATTGGAAATCTTCTCCGTAAAGTTTAAAAGATAACGGTTGCGTATTTATATCACCACCGCTGCCAAAATCCTTAAACCTACTTGTTGTCATGTTGATCTTCCTCTTTTCTCATTTGTCTTTTATTTACTATTTTTATAGTAAATGTTGTTCCTATTTTACCAACTTTAAGTTATCTGATAGATAGCGATTTGCTTTAGTTCCAGGATGCATGACAGAACTTGTATATATAATCCTCGAGCCTCTTACAAATCTCAATACTTTTGCCCTATCTGGTCGGATAACATGAGGCTTACTTCCTTGATGGTGTAGCAAAGCGTAGTCCAAATTGGATCCAATTTTCACATACTGACCCCTAGAGTCTCGTAAATGTCTCATGTGGATAGAAGAACGAAGTGCTCCTGTTCTTACGCCGACTTGTGCTTTAGCAGCAGCAGTTATTAAACGACCTTTTTTTGCTAAGTATCTTCCTACATCACCTTCAGGAGAGTTAAGTAAAAAATCTAACTCTGCTCTGCGAAAAATTACCTTTGCCATTTTATGGAACTGCTGCAGTTAAGGTTAAGGTTACTGTTTGATATCCACCCTCTGGTGCTTGAACTTCAACAGTTGCAATTACTCCAAGACCATAACCAGTGGTTTCCCAAGTGTCAAGTTGTGAAGCGCTATCTAATAAAATCCATGCATCGTATGCAGCAATTTCGGCTGCACTTTCTATTGTTTCAGCAGAAGGTGGTCTGCCATTTTGTCCAACTATAGGTACTGCTCTTGATACAGAAACATTAATTGTCGCACTTCTTGGATCACTACACCTGCGAGGTTGGGTCGCTTCATCCCCAGGAGCACCAACATACATTTGTACAAAAGAAACAACTGCTTGTTCGCAGTCAACTACTGGCTGACCTAAAGTCCAGTATCTACGCAATGGAAGTGGCATAGTGTAAGAAGCATAAGAACTTACAACTTGAGCAAGTACCTCTTCTAAAAATACAGCAAGATTTTTGGCATCACTACTAACAGTTGCCTTATTTATTGGTGTCGACATTTGTCTCTCCTACTTGTTGTATATATCCTACAGTGTATAAATTGGCTCTACTCTTGTGTAAAGTTCAAATGACACGTTTGCTGTAAGCAAGTTAATTACTTCATCAACAGTTGGATCGGCTAGGCTAGGTCTAGTGCAGTAGATGTCATAAACACCAGGCTCTCTTGGACCAATAATATCTAATATTTGACTATAAGTTGGGGAGATAGTTATTGTTCCATTAGGACGACTTAGACTAATAGAGTTTTCTAAATTATCTGATTTTGTATAAGAATGATCAGACACAGTTAAAGATACTTCCCATGCTGAATCATCTTCTAAGAAACTTCCATTTATTTCACTTAAATAAAGAACTAGTGCTGAACCAGATGTAAGTACCTTTAAGTCATAAGGAGTCTCTGTTAATTGATATGGCTTAGGAATAGGACGACGTGCTCTAGGAGTGTCTGGACTAAATACTTTTGCTTTTGCTCTAGCCCTATCTGGGTTAGTTGTTTTTAGGAATAGATCTACAGCATATAAACCAGTTCTAAGTTCATCAATAAAATCTTGGTTATCAAGAATTGTGTATGAAACACCTTGGCGAGCAACAGATGTAACACGTTGCGGTAAAGCGCAAGTGTCATCATTTTCATATAACTTAACAAGTTCTATAGCCAATAAACGAGCAGCATTTTTTCCTGCTATTGGTGGCTCTGTTCCATAAGAATAGGTAACTTCAACGTTAGAAGATGTCCATCCAGCCCCTGGGGTAGCAAGAATAGTTGAGTGCTCTACTAAATAGTAATCTCTTGGATCTATTACAACGCCATTTCTATCTCTTAATGTATGAACTCTTATTACTTTACGACCTCGTAGGCGTACACGAGTACTTGCAGATGTTCCATCCCCTGTGAAGTCATCTTGTTGATATGGTCCTGAACCATTTAATCTAATATTTTCAACATTTCCCCTGATTAAAGTAGGAGAGTATGTAAGGATAGATGCACCTGTTCGGATATGAGGATCATAAGAAGATACATATCTCTCAGTAACAGTTGTTATGCCAGAGTATTTTCTTCCAGACATACCCCACAGCAAATAAGAGGCTGTTTTTACAGCATCATATGCGTATTGAGACTCTGCATAAGTAGATCCAAGTTCGTTAACATCTACCCAAAGATTACCCATTATTTATACCAATCCTAAAGAGTAAGGGCGAACAACGGGTAGTGGTATCAATGATACGACCAACACGTCGTCCGCCCTTCTTTTACTTATATTAAGAGGTTGGATCCTCTGATGAAGCAATAATGAAGTCAACAGTGTTGTCAGCATTATATGTACTGCTACCAGGTACGTTGTACGCAGTAGTAGATCCTTGAGAGGTGAAGTCTGTAACTGCCCAGTATCCATAAGCAACAACTGCACTACCAGTATCAGAAGCAGAAGCAATAGTTCCGCTTGTTGTAGTAGTAAATGTAAAGGTTGTTGTTGTTGGTACTGCAGTAATTGTTCTAACACCGTTAAGTGCTGTTGCAGTTGTAGCAGCAACTGTTACACTGTCTCCTACACGGAATCCATGAGCAGTAGATGTTGTGACAGTTCCAGTAGTTCCAGTACGAGCAGTGTTACTAATAGTCTTAGTAATTTCAGGATGCCACTCGTAGAAGCCCTTTAGACCAGTTGGTGCCCATGAATCGCGAGCGTATGAGTATGGACGCTCTGCTGCAACTGGAAACTCCCAGCGGCCATCTGGACCGTCATCAAAGAACTCATTTCCAAGACCGTAGCCTTCGAAAGTGTTTGCAAGTAATCCGTTTTCAATTACACGGTCACCTGATTGACGCAACTTAACATATGGGAAAACCCAGTGGAAGTATGGACGAGTTGTTGCACGCTTTCCATCCTTCACAGCAAATGACCAAACTTCAAGAGCAAC